TTCCGAGAAACTGTCGATGGCGCAGAGGGATCGTCTCCAGCATGAATGGGCAAGCATCGTGGGGTCTGGTCGAAAGCTGCTGATCCTCGATCCAGGTTGGTATTTCGGGGTGATCGAACGTGGCTGAACGGCACCCGGTGGTGGCGTACTGCCGGGGGGTGCTGGACGGGAGTGTGCCGGCGTCGGGGATGATCCGGCGGGCGGTGCAGCGGCACCTGGACGACCTGGAGCACGGGCGGGAACGGGGATTGCACTTTGACAGGGGTGATGCGGAGTATGTAGCTTCAATTTTCTCGCTGTTCACCCACAGCAAGGGCCAATGGGCGGGTAAGCCTTTCCAGCTTAGTCCGTGGCAGCATTTTGTGATCTGGAATCTGTTCGGCTGGAAGAACGAGGATGGCACCAGACGATTCCGCACCGGCTTCATTTTCGTGCCGCGCAAAAATGGCAAAACGACACTGATCGCCGGCATCGGCTTGTACATGCTGGTGTTCGACCACGAAGCGGGCGCGCAGGTCTACTCTGCCGCTACGAAACGGGAGCAAGCAAAACTCGCACACGATGAAGCTGTCAATATGGTGAACGTTTCACCGGCCTTACGGTCGCTGGTGAAACATTGGCGGAGTTCTGATTCGCTTGTCTTTGAAAAAACAGGATCGAAGTTCTTACCTTTAGGAGCCGATGCTAATACAACGTCAGGTCTCAACGTACATGCTGGCCTTATAGATGAGTTGCATGAGCACAGAACGTCAGAGATGGTCGATGTGCTTAAGGGAGCATGGGGGGCGAGAAAGCAGCCGCTGATCTTGGAGATCTCGACGGCTGGCTATAATCGGAGCACCATCTGCTACGAGCATTATGATTACTCGAGGAAGATACTGCAGGGGACCATTGAGGATGATAGATGGTTCGCATTTGTCTCTGAGTTGGACGAAGGCGATGACTGGCGAGACGAAAAAGTCTGGCCGAAGGTAAATCCGAATTTCGGCGTATCGGTTTTACCTGATGGTTTTCGAGCATTGGTTGAGGAAGCTGCCAAATTACCATCATCGCTGAACGCGTTGTTACGGCAGCAATTCAACATCTGGACTCAGCAGTCAGTGCAGTGGCTAAAACCGGAGCTGTGGGAAGCGAATTTCGGGGGTGAGGTAACGGCTGAGGGGCTGGCGGGGCGGTCAGGATACGGCGGTCTGGATTTGTCGTCAGTAAGCGATTTGACGGCGTGGGTGCTGGCGTTTCCCCGGAAAGATGGCAGCGGGATCATGGATTTGTGGTGTCGCTTCTGGTGCCCGGAGAGCCGGCTGACCGATCCGGGCAACCGCTACGCTGAACAGTACCAGGCATGGGCTCGGGCGGGGTTCCTGACGACGACGCCGGGCAATGCGATCGATTATCCCAGGGTCAAGGCGGATGTACTGCAGGATGCCAGCCAGTTCCAGGTGATGGACATAAACGTTGACAGGCTCTTTCAGGGCTACTCGATGAGCATGGAGTTGCAGGACGAGGGGATGACCGTGCTGGGCATGGGGCAGGGGTTTTACAGCATGGCGGCGCCGATGAAGACGTTCGAGCGGCTGCTGCTGGAGCATAAGCTAAATCATGGCGGGAATCCGATTTTGCGCTGGATGGCTGGGAACGTGGCCGTGCGGCAGGACCCGTCTGGGAATCTCAAGCCAGATAAGGCCGAGAGCCAGGGCAAGATCGACGGGATCGTGGCGACAGTGATGGCGTTGGATCGGTGGGAGCGGAACGAGAACGGGCCGAGCATATACGAAGAAGAAGCCGAGGCAGCGGGAGCGCAGAGCGGATATGAGCGGGAGTAGGGTTTAGCCGTGACTGATCATGTCGTGTTGGGCTGGATTTGTCCCCGCTGCGGGCGGGTGTGGGCGCCGAGCGTGCCGGGCTGTGATTGCAGGCCGGAGCCGACGGTGGCGCCCGTGCAGGCGCCGGCGCTCGCGTGGACGGTGACGCTGATGGCTGGGAGCGGCGATGAAGGTTAACGGCACGGGGCTGGTGGCAATAGCGGGAGTGGGGCTGTTGGCGGCCGGGATGTGGTTGGCGCGGGGGCTGCCGGCGGCGTTGATGACCGTGGGGGCGATCCTGCTGTTGACTGCCCTGGTTGACGTGCTGTTGGATGTGCGAGGGAAGGCATGAGCTTTTTGGCTAGTTTGTTGGCGCCGCTGAAGCCGAAGGCGAATGATCCGCTGGATGAGCGGTATTGGACGAGCTACGGGCCGACGACGGCGGCCGGCGTGGCGGTGAGCGCGGATTCAGCCCTCAAAGTCTCAGCGGTGTATGCCTGCGTGCGGCTGATCAGCACGGGGCTGGCTACCATGCCCTTCATCGTCTACCAGCGGCAGGCCGACGGGGGCCGGACGCGGGCTGAGCAACATCCGCTGAGCGACATCCTGCGCTACCAGCCGAACCGCTGGCAAACGGCCTTCGATTTCATCAGCATGATGACGGGGCACCTGCTGCTGCGCGGCAATTCTTATGCCTATATTCTGCCCGGGCCGCGCGGGGCCGTCGATGAGCTGATCCCGATCCACCCCGACCTGGTGACTGTCGAAAAGGTGAGCACGGGGCTGCGCTACCAGGTGACGCAGGCGGACGGGACCAAGAAGCCCTTCGAGGATTACCAGATCTTCCACTTGCGCGGTCTTTCCCTCGATGGAATCTGCGGGCTGTCGGTGATCAGCTACGCGCGGGAGAGCGTGGGCATGGCGATGGCGGCCGAGAGCTACGGGGCGCGCTATTTCTCCCAGAACGCGGTGCCCTCAGCCGTGCTGGTACATCCGGGCAAGGTGAACCGGGACGGGCGAGAGCGGATTCGCGACGAGTGGCAGGCTGACATGGCTGGGCTGGACAACGCGCACCGGGTAGCGGTGATGGCCGAGGGGATCGAGGTCAAGCCGGTCGGCATGTCGAACGAGGACAGCCAGTTCCTGCAGACGCGCGAGTACCAGGTCGAGGATATCGCCCGCTGGTTCGGCGTGCCGCTGCACATGATCCAGAGCACGTCCAAGACCACCTCGTGGGGCACGGGCATCGAGTCGATGAACCTGGGGTACAAGACCTACACCTTGCTGCCGTGGGCGCGCATGTGGGAGCAGGCGACGCTGCGGGATTTGATCATCGCAACGCGTGCCTACTATGCGGAGTTTCTCTTCGACGCTTTGGAGCGTGGTGACCTGGCCAGCCGCACGGCCTATTACGCGGCGGGGCGCCAGGGGGGCTGGCTGAGCACGAACGAGATCCGGCGGATGGAGAACATGAACCCGATCGAGAATGGGGACGTGTATCTGCAGCCGTTGAACATGGCACCGGCGGGTGAGGATGAGGACGAGGCTAAGGACGAGGCTAAGGACGAGGACCAGGGGGCAGGAGACCGGGAGTCAGGGGACAGGGGACAGAGGGCGGAGCATTACCGGGCGATCCTGGCGGAGGCGGCGGGGCGGGTCGTGCGCAAGGAAATAGCCGCGCTGACGCGGGCGGCCCGGCGGGCGGGGGATGATTTCGAGGCGTTCGAGGGCGAGGTCAATGAGTTCTATGTCACGCACGCGGATTATGTGGCGCAGACGCTGCGGATGCCGATCAGCACGGCGCGCATGTACGTGCAGGCGCAGCGGGCGCAGGCGCTGCGGTTCGGCACGCCGGCGGTGACGCTGGCTGAGGCGACGGCCGTCAACGGGCTGATGGCGCTGGCGATGGAGGGTGAGCATGTATTGGAATGACATCTGGGCGATCCGGCCTGAGACGCTGCAATGGATGGCGCAGACCTGGCGGGCCTATCTGCGCGGGGACGACGGGCACGTGGCCCTCGCGCGGCAGGAGGTGTTGACGACGCAGGCCGGGCAGGTGGCCGTGCTGCCGATCGTGGGGCCGATCTATCCCCGGGGCGGCGGCGGGCTGTTCGAGATGCTGTTCGGCGGCATGGCGTTGGATCGGTTGAGCGCGGCGTTCTCCCAGCGCCTCAACGATCCGGGCGTGGCGGCCATCGTGCTGGATTTCGATAGCCCGGGCGGGTCGGTGGCCGGGGTGCCGGAGTTTGCCGACCTGGTGGCCGGGGCGCGCGGCCGCAAGCCGATCGTGGCGCTGAGCAACACGCTGATGGCGTCGGCGGCCTACTGGATCGGCGCGCAGGCGGATGAGGTGATGGTCTCGCCCTCCTCGCAGACCGGATCGATCGGGATCTACGCCACGCATTTCGACATGAGCCGGGCGCTGGATGCCGAGGGCGTCACGCCGACCCTGATCAGCGCGGGCAAGTACAAGACGGACGGCAACCAGTACCAGCCGCTATCCGAGGAGGCGCGCGCCGACTGGCAGGGCCAGGTGGACGCCTATTACGAGATGTTTGTGGCGGCGGTGGCGCGCGGGCGGGCGCGGTCCGAGGCGACGGTGCGCAACGGGTTCGGCGAGGGCCGGGTGCTGACGGCGCAGGCGGCCGTGGACGCGCACATGGCGGACCGGATCGGCACGCTGAACGACGCTGTTGGGCGGGCGCTGGCGCTGGCGAAGCGCCGGGCCGGCGCGCAGGCCGAGGCGCTGCGCATGGCGACGTTGTGAGAGACGGCCCGACGGCCGTGGAGATAACCGGGCGGATGGCTCCGTCGAGACCGGACGGCCGGAGTGAGTAACCAGTAACGAGTAACGAGTAACGGAGGTAAACGATGAAACCGATGTTGGCGTTGAAACAGAAGCGCCATGACCTCAACACTGAGGCGCAGGGCCTGGTCGAGAAGATCGGCGCGCTGACGGCGACGGCTGAGGACCTGGAGCGGGCGAACCAGATCAAGGCGGAGATCGCCGGCGTGGACGAGCAGATCGCCACGATGGAGGCGCTGTACGCATCCCAAGTGAGCCAGCCGGCGCAGATCAGCGGGATGCGCGATCTGGAGCTGGAGAAACCGCTGAGCCTGGGCGAGATCCTGCAGGGCCTGGCTGCGCAGGCGGGCATCTCCGGGCTGGCCGTGCCGCGGCAGATGCAGGCGGCCTCGGGCATGTCGGTGGGCGTGCCGTCGGATGGCGGGTTCCTGGTAGGGAAGGAGTACACCCTGCGGCTGCTGAACAAGGCACTCGAATCGAGCCAGCTCGCCGGGTTGTGCGATGCGATTCCGGTGGGCGACGGCGCCGACGGGATCGAGGCGCCCTACGTCGACGAGACCAGCCGGGTCAACGGCTCGCGTTGGGGTGGCGTCCGGGTCTACCGGCGCGCGGAGGCGGCCACGGTAACGGCGACCAAGCCGGCGATCGGGCTGTTCGAGCTGCGGCTCGAGGACCTGATGGGCATCGCCTACGCCACTGAGCGTTCGCTGCGCGATGCGCGTTCGCTGGAGAGCATCTTCACCACGGCGTTCGCCAGCGAGTTCGCCTTCAAGATTGACGACGAGCTGATCCGGGGCACGGGCGCCGGGGAGAGCCTGGGCGTGCTCAACTCCGGGGCGCTGGTGACGGTCAACAAGGAAACCGGTCAGGCGGCCAAGAGCATCACGACCCGCAACATCTCGGATATGTGGAGCCGACTGCCGGCCGGGCTGCGCGGCGGCGCGGTGTGGCTGTACAACCAGGACTGCGAAACGCAGCTCGACGAGCTCTCGCTGCCGGCCGGCACCGGGGCGCTCGAACCCCGTTTCGTCGCCTATGGCCCGGACGGCGTGCTGCGCATCAAGGGCAGGCCGGCGCTGGCGATGGAGCAGTGCGAAACTTTGGGCACGGTCGGCGACTTCCTGTTGGTCAACTGGAACGAGGTCGCGCTGATCCAGAAGGACATGGAGTCGGCCCAGAGCATGCACCTGCTCTTCCTGTACAACGAGCGGGCGTTCCGCTGGGTGTACCCGATCATCGCCAAGCCGAAGTGGAAGACCTACCGGACCCCGTACAAGGGGACGAACTACCAGTCGCCGTACGTCGCGCTCCAGACCCGGAGCTAACGGGAGACAGGGGACGGGGGATAGACAGACGGGGCGGGCGGTCCCGCTCTTACGGAGGATGAGATGTTCAACTTTGCGCAACAGATGAAGGTGGTCTGCTTGAACGATACGGCGGCGAACGCGGTGACGTGCGACGTGGTCAGCATGAAAAACCTGATCCGGGGCTGGTTCCTGGTGCATCACACCGGGGCCAACGACACCGACCTAACGCTGAGCCTGTACCAGGCGACCGATGTGGCGGCCGCCACCAACAAGGCGGTGACCACGGCGCTGCCGAACTATCTGGACAGCGACCAGGGCACCACCTCGGACACGCTGGTCAAGCAGACTGACGCCTACTCGCTGGTCATCGACCCGGCGACGCAGAACGGCGTGCTGTGGGTGTTGGAAGTCGACCCGTGCGTGCTGGACCTGGCGAACGGCTACGACTGCGTGTACCTGGACGACAGCGGCGGGCACGGCAGCAACCGATGCGAGATTTTCTTCCTCGGGCTGCCGAATTACCAGGGCGCCAGCCTGCCGACGATCATCACGGACTGAGCGAGCCTGAATCCTGGAGGGGCGGGGGCAACCCTGCCCCCACAAAGGTCAAAGGGGTGAGAGATGGATACTAAACTGTTTGTGCGCCACCAGCCGGGCGGCTTTTTTGCGGTGACAGATCGCGAGAACATTCCGTCGGGGTCGGTGTTCTGGGTGCATGCGGGGACGGGGACGGACGGGGCCGGCTACGGGCGCAACCCCGATGCGCCGTTGGCGACTTTGGACTATGCGGTCGGCCTGTGCACGGCGAACAAGGGCGACGTGATCTACCTGATGCCCGGCCACGCCGAGAACATCGCCAACGGGACGGGCTGCGTGCTCGACGTTGCCGGCGTCAAGGTGGTCGGTTTGGGCTACGGCGCGCTGCGGCCGACGCTGAGCCTGATCACGGCCAACACGGCGACGATCAGTATTACGGCGGCGAACTGCTGGGTGGAAAACGTGCTAGTGGTGAGCAACTACTTGAGCGTGGCTGCGGCCATCACGCTGGCGGCCACGGCGACCGGTACGACGCTGAAAAATGTCGAGTGCCGCAATACCAGCGTGATCCTGGGGGCGTTGATCCAGGTCAGCATCGCGGCGCTCTGCTCGGACGTGACCATCGACGGCTTCCGGTTCAACGAGATCGCGGCGGCCGGCCTGACGGCGCCGGCCACGAACGTGATCCTGTGCGTCGGGGCGGCGGATCGCTTCCGGTTCGTCAACAGCCGGATCTACTGTTTCTGCACGGCGGCGCCGGTGGCGCTGAGCGCGGCGGCCTCGGTGGACATCACGATCGAGAACATCCGGCTGCTGAACAACGAGACCGGGGCCGGCCTGGGCATCGCGGCGCACAACTCGTCCACCGGGTTCGTCGAGGACGTGACGACGGTCAATCTGAGGAACGGCGTCAAGGGTGTAACGGGAACGGGGTTGGCGGTCGGGGCGCGGGTGAACTACTCGAACGCCGTGAACGCCTATGCGGGCCTGTTCTCCTACACGATCGATAGCTAGGAGGTGGCTGATGGCGACTGAACTGACGACGATCAACAACAACCTGGTGGTGCGCGACAGCAACCTTACCTGGCGCTGGTTCGATGCGTTCGGGCCGAACGTGGTGAAGTGGTTCCTCAACCCGGTCAACTCGCCGGTGGTCTCGACGACCACGGCGGCCGGCGCGGATGTCGACGCCTATACGGCCGGCACGATGGTCAGCGCCGACAGCATCAGCGGCGGCGGCCTGAACTTCGTGACATCCGGCACCGAGGATCAGGGTTTGCAGGCCCAGTGGGGCGAGGGCTTCTACTTCGCGCAGCCCTGGCCGGCCTACTTCGGGTGCAAGTTCGCCTGCAACGACATTACGCAGGTGGATTTCCTGCTCGGGCTGGCGATCAACGACGAAGAGGTGATCGGCGGGCTGACGGACGGGATCTACTTCCGCACGGCGGACGCGGCCACGTCGCTCGGGTTCGTGCTGGAAAAAAACAGCGCGGAAGTCGAGACTGCCGTGGCCACGCTGGTCGACGACACCGTGATCACGGCCGAGTGGTACTACGACGGCAGCACGATCTCGGCCTACGTCAACGGTGCGCTGGCGGTGACCTTGGGCGCCACGAACGTCAGTTTTTGCAACGACGAACACCTGGCCGCGCTGATCGCGATCGCGACCGGCGAGGCCAGCGCGCAGACGCTGACCGTCTACTGGGCGCGGGCGATCCAGGTGCAGAGCGGGACGTAGGCGGGGCGTTGCAACGCATTTGATGGTACGGGCCGGGGCTCAGCTCCGGCCCGGATGGAGGGCAGCATGGCGATACTGAAAACCGTGGCGACCGGGGCCGGGGCCATCAACGCGACGCACGTTACGCCGAGCGGGCAGCACTATCAGCTCGTCTCGGTGGCCGTCAACCTGTCAGCCGCGCCGACCACCTCGGAGAACCTGACGATCACGCTCGACAGCGCGGATGGGGCTGAGTTTGACACTACGCTCTACAGCGTCAATCCCAGCACGGCCGGGACCACGGATGTCTTCTGGTGGCCGGATCAGCTCACCTATCTGCATCCCGGGGATGCGATTGACGTGCAGTTTGCGAACACCGACAAGCGGACGTATGGCGTGACCATCACCGTCCGGGGAGGGTGAGCCATGCCAGCGGTATTGAACGGCCTGCAGGGGGAGATCGGCACGCTGACCAACACGGGCGGCACGGCGCAGATCGGGAGCATCCTGGGAGACGTAGCCAACAGTAGCCTGGCGACGCGGCTGGGCATCCTCCAGAATCATCTGGGTCCCAGCTCCAACAACAGCCGCTATCTGGCGGTAACCGCCGATATGACGAGTGCGACCTGGAATGCGGCAACGACCCAGGAAGTGTTTGACGTGACGGGGCTGGTGCGGCTGCGTATGTGGATCACATGTACCGGCAACATCGACAGCGACGCTCACGGCGCGACGCTGTGCTTCGGGCACGCCTCCGATACCGATGCTTTCATCGCGGACACCGACGAAACAGAACTTGACAGTGGCGATCTCTGGTATGACGCCACGCCGACCCTGGGCTGTGACACGTTCGCCAACTGCGTGATGGACTACGTGAGCAACGGCCTTGACATCGGTTACGAGATCAAAACCGAAGCCCTGACGACTGGCTCGCTGGTGTTCCACTGCGTGTGGGAACCGCTGAACGCGACCGGGGCGGTAGTGGCGGGGGCCGGGGGTGCGCTATGACCTGGGCGACGATCAATCAAGACCAACTCGCCAAGATCGACAGCGCGGCCGTGTTGGGCCTCCTGGGCACCAACAACTCGTTGGGCTACCGGGTGCATGAGATCGAGCGTCACTTGCACTGTTACGAAAAATGGTACGGAGTGGCGGCGACGCCCTCCGGCACGCACAAGGCCGACCGCATCGGGCAGGGCATCGTCGCCTTCGAGATCGACGGCGGCAATCTGACCTGGGGGTCCTGGGTGCAAATCCTGGGCAGCGCCGACACGACCGAGAAATTCGATCTCCACAAGGTTTTCGTTACGGACGTGCAAGAGACGACGCCGTACTTTGTCCAACTGGCCTTTGGTGCGGACGCGGACGCCGCAGTGACCGCGGGCACGTTCACTGAATTTGTGTTCCGAGTCAACGCGACCAACTCCGACCGCACGGAGATCCCGATCAACGACAGGCGCCAAACGGCGGGTGTGCTCGGCTGGGCGCGTTGTATGTCGTTGGGCGCGAACACCGCCACGATGAGTTTTTACTTCGGCATGCACACCTACGAGGGCTGAATAGATAATGTTCCTTATGTTGCGACCGGGAACAATCGTGCTGCTGGGCAGTGGGAGGATGGGATAGATGGCAAAACAGATCACGGTCATCGAGGAATTTTGGACGGACAAGATCGTAGCGGCTGGCGTGGCCTCGAAGATTTACTTCCATTTCAAGGCGCTGTTTGACGACGGCACGGCGGAGTGGCATTACTACGGCACGCCCATCCCCGAGGGCCTGACGGCCATCGCGCACAACTACATCCTGATTCCGCCCGATCTGCGCGACCTGCCGAACGAGTCCATGATCCTCTACTCGCTGGCGCTGGAAATCGCGCAGAATCGTATTCTGGCGGGTAGTGCATGACGACCTACTACGTCGGCGTTGGCGGGAATAACGCCAATGCCGGTACTTCGTGGGCTTTGCGCAAACTCACGCTGACCGGCGCGGAGGACATTCCCGTCGCGGCCGGCGATACCGTTTATGTCGGGCCGGGCACGTATCGCGAGGCGCTCACAGTTGACGTGTCTGGCGGTGCGGGCAACCACATCACCTACATAGGTGACTACACCGGGGCGAACACTGATGGCGTCGGCGGCGTCGTACGCATCACGGGCAGCGACAACGACCAATCGGCAACCAGGGCTAATTGCATCGTTGCCAGCGGCAAAAACTACCGCACATTTACCGGGTTTCTGTTCAGCATGACAACTGGGTCGCTGGTGATGCTGACCAGTCCGAACACGTGGACGATCAACAACTGCTACTTTTCTTCGAATACCAACACGTTAGTTGCCACCTGCCTCTATGTTGACGGCTCAGGGCAAGCGGCGGTCACACTGAGCAGTTGCTTTGCGATGGTCGGCAAAGCGTCTCTCTATTTGGTGACTTTCACACATTCGGGGGCGCTGTCAGAAGTCGGTCATCAGATCAACAATTGCATTTTTGTGCATCACGGCTATACAGCTGGTTCGCTCTACATCGAGAAGGTCGGCGGTATTACCGTCAAAAATAGCACGTTGCTTGGCGGGCAATATGGTGTGCTGGTGCTGAATTTAGCTGCCGGACAGACTACTACGGTAACTAACAATATCGTGGCATCGGCGGGGACCGGGCTATATGCCGGTGGGGCGGGCATGATTACGGAGGACTACAACGCAATATCAGGCTGCACGACGGCGCGCACGAATGTTAGCGTGGGCGCGGCTTCTAACGCCTATCCCCCGTTATTGGACACGCGCTGGTTCTTCGAGGCGGTCAACGGCGGGCGCCTGATTTCCCCATTCGATCTGGCCTCCTACTCGCAGCTCGTCAACGTCGCCGGCACGTCACCTACAACGACAGACCTGCGCGGCACAGCCGCCATCGGCGGGCAGCGTGAATGGGGCGCGCTGGAATACGACAGCACGCTGATTTTGCCGGCTGCGGCTGAGGTCACGGTCGCGGGCGGGGGCACGTATCACGAGCCGTCTGTGGGCGAGGTGATCGACACGGCGGTCTACGGGCCAGCCTCCGGCACGGCGGGCACGTTCGCGATTCCGGCGGAAGCTGATGTGAAGGACGGTGTGTTCTACGGTGCGGCAGGCACGGAGTTTGAGGGCGAGTTGGTCGCGGGCGGCGGTGGTGGTGGCGTGCCGGTCATCGGCGGCAACGTGGTAAGGCGGTAGCAGATGGCATCTGAGATTGCATGGCGGCACAGCGGCACGGCGAAGAACGTCTACGTAACGATCCGCAACAGTGCGCGGTTGTACTGGAATAAGGACACCGACGCGCCCGCGCTCGAAGCCCTGGCCATTGCCAACTGGTACAACGCCGCGGCGACGGACGGCAACTACTGGATCGCGCTGACGGAGACGCCGGGAAGCAGTTATTTTTATGTGGGCGATTGGCCCGCGCTGCTGACGGCCGTCGGCTTCTACTGGCTCGACGTGTATGAGCGGGTAGGTGCGACACCGGCGATCTCGGACACCCTGATCGGCGGCATCATCGGTTACTGGAACGGTACGGCGCTGTTGCCCTGGGCCGCGGACACGGAACAAGTCGGCGGCACCGCGCAGACGGCGGGCGACATGCTGGGTGTCTGGACGCCGACGAAGGCGGGCTACTTGACGGGCGCGGTGGCGCTCGAAGCCACGCTCACCGCGATCAAGGGCGCGGGCTGGACGACTGAGACGCTGGTGGCGATCAAGACGGTGTTGGATGCGATTGCAGCGTATGGCGGCGGAACCGGAACGGGGACGTACACGGACACGATCACGGACGGGGTGAATCCGTTGGATGGGGTGCGGGTGCAGCTTTCGACGGATGCCGGCGGGAGCAATCGGGTGTATGAGGCATTCACGGATGCGCTGGGGGTGTTCAGCATGTCCCCCGATCCGGGGACGTATTACCGCTGGATTGACTTGGCCCGGTATACGGGCGCACAAGGTGTGCAGGTGGTGGTGCCATGAGTCCGATTGTTCTAACCCTGATTTCGGGGACCTCGTACGCGACGGTGGCGGATTTCCGGGCGATCATGACGCAGGTGCCGGCCGGGGCGACGGTGGATGCGCTGATCCAGACCTACCTGGATGCGGCGACGGAGAAGATCGACAAGGAGCTCAGTTTCTCCTTCACGCCGTTCGGGGCGGTGGCGACGGACAGGGATTTTCGGCAGAGAACTTCGAGCCAGTATCTGACGCTGCCAGCCTATCAGACCGGGTCGATCACGCATATCTACGAGCTGAGCGGGAAGGGGACGACGGGCGAGAGCACGACGGAAGTGCTGGCCACCGAGTACGACGCCCTCGACGAGGGGGCGGCGAACGGCGAGCGGTTGTACCGGGATGCGGGCTGGCGAGCGGGGTGGTATCGGGCGACGTGCATCTGGGGTTACGGGCCGGCGCCGGATGACATCGTGCAGGTGTGCGTGGAGAAGGCGATCAACCTGTTCATCGGCGGCCAGGGCGGGCAGTTCTCGGACGTGGTCGGGGTCGATGGCGGCGGGGCGGTCGGGTACAACCGGGCGTGGACGAATGATCAGCGGGCGGTGCTGGCGAATACGCGGCTGGCGTATGGCGAGTATGGGTTTGCGTGAAGCGGACACGGGGACGCGGGGACACGGGAATGGCGAAGCGGCAGGCGTTTAGGATTACGGGGCAGGTGCCGGCGTTGGCGGGGGTGCCGCTGCGCATCAAGCGGGAGGCGCTGCCGGAGATCGTGCGGGTGGCGGCGAAGCACACGCAGGATGTGGCGCCGAAGGGGCGGGGCATGGCTTCGCCGCGATCGATCGTGCGGCGGATCAAGGGGGTCGTGGATGTGCCGGGCGAGTGGGGCACGGTGCGGGCGACGGCGCCGCACAGTCATCTGCTGGAGTTCGGGGTGCAATCGCACAGCCTGCGCAAGGGCGCCCGCAAACGCAGTGGGCGGCGTGGTAAACCGAATCCGATGATGATATTCGGTGATCCGAATATCATCCGGCGAGGGGCGACACATCCGGGGTTTGCGGCACGGCCGTTTATGCAGCATGGGTTGGACGCGGCGCAGGATGACATCGAGGGCATCCTGCAGCGGGAGGCGCTGGCAGCGTTTGCGAGCGACATGCGGCGGGTGGAGGACATCATTGGCGACCTTGGCTAACATCCGGGCGGGGCTGAAGACGGCGTTCGAGGGCGTGACGGGGATCGGGCCGGTGCTGATGTATCCGCCGAAGTCGATCCCGGCGAACTACACGCTGTACGTGGTCCGCACGGGGTTCGAGACGGTGCGGGCCGGCCAGGTGCGCGGGGTGCGCTGGGAGTTCACGGCCCGGCTGGTGATCCTGTGGCAGGACGCTGAACAGGGCGAAGTCGATCTGGATACGTTGACGAAGGGGATCATCGCGGCGATCGACGACGATCCGCACCTGGGGAGCACGCTGGTAAGCGGCATGGCGGAGATCACGGGCGGGGACGACGGCTGGTTTCAGCTCGAGAACAGCGTGGCGTGGTATCGGTTCACGGATTTCGCCGTGAGCGTGTTGGATAAGAGCTGACAGGGGACAGGGGTCAGGGGTCAGATAGGAAGGAGGCAGGCATGGGAAGTTTGTACAGCAAGTGGGTGGGTGAGCAGTTGGTGTTCTACGATGGGACGGCCAGCCAGCGGTGGCTGGATGCGCAGGGGCCGGATGTGGCGAAGTTCCTCGAGGAGTTCGTGCGGACGCCCTTCGCCAGTGCGGATACTCTCGCCGGCTGGACAACGACGCTGGTCGAGGATGGCGGCGGCGATACGACGGTGGCGCTCGAGGCCGGGGCGGCCGGCGGGGTGCTGCTGATCACAACCGACGCGGCGGACAACGACGGGGCGAACCTGCAGGCCCAGGGCGAGGCGTTCCTGCTGGCCAGCGGGAAGGAGTGCTACTTCGGGGCGAAGTTCAAGATCTCCGAGGCGACGCAGAGCGATTTCCTGGTCGGGCTGTGCATCACCGACACCGATCTCCTCGGGGCGATGACGGACGGCGTGTACTTCCGCAAGGTCGACGCCGGCACGACCATGAATTTCGTCCTGGAGAAGGACGGCTCGGAGACGGCGACGGCCTACGGTTCGGCAATCGTCGCCGACACGTGGTACACGTTGGAGTTTTACTTCGACGGGACGAACGTGGACTGGTGGGTCAACGGGACGTTGCAGACGCGGCCGGCGACGACGAATCTGCCGGATGATGAGTATCTGACGCCCAGCGTGCAGGTGCTGACGGGGTCGGCGGCGGCGATCACGGGGCGGGTGGACTGGATCAGGGCGATCCAGATCAACGCATAGGCTGAGAGGCTGAGGCTGAGGCTTAGAGTTTAGAGGGAGAGTGGACGATGGCTGAGATTGCGTTTGAGTATCTGCTGGCGGCGCGGGAGGCGGTGAAGGGGACGCCGATCAATCCGCCGACCCGGTATCTCAATATGGCGGGGACGATCACGCCCAGGACGAGCCGGTTCCGGCCGAACGAAAGCCGGGGCACGCTGGCGGAATACTACCGGTCGAAGATCGTCCGCAAGTGGTCCGAGTGGGAGGGCGAGGGCGGGGCGGATGTGTACACGCTGCCGCTGCTCCTGGAGGCGTGCATCAAGGGCGCGGCGACGATCGCCACGCCGGGCGGCGGCACGACCAGTCGGACGCACACCTACAATCCGACGATGACGGCCGATGATCTGCAGAGCCTGACGCTGTACTGGGGTGACCCGAACGTGCAGGCGTGGCAGGCGGATTACTGCATGGTGGATGAGATCACGGTGGCGGCGGACGCGTCGAGCGAAGATGGCGTGACGATGGCGGTCAAGGGGCAGGGACATTTCCCGGCCAAGACGGCCCCGGCGTCAACACCGGTGATGCTGGCGGCCCCGCTGCTGGCGCCGGCCGACATGCAGCTTTGGATCGACACGGCGGTGATCGGCTCGACGGAGATCACGGGTCGGCTGATCTCGGCCGAGTTCACCATCCCGAGCGGGGTGGCCTACAAGTACCTGGCCACCGGGCCTACCGGCACCCAGGAGTTTGCTTCCTACGGTCGCAAAAAGCGCCATGCCGAGCTGAAGGTGACCTTCGAGCTGCCGGACATGACGCAGTACGACCAGTGGGCGGCCGCGACGACGCTGAAGGCCAGGCTGTTGCTGAACGGGTCGATCATCGAGGCGGCGCTGCGCCACTACATCCAGTTCGACATCTACGGGCCGTTCGACACGCTGGAGTGGGGCGAGCTCGAGGGCACGAACCGGACGATCAGCCTGACGATGATGAGCGAGTACGACGCGACGGCCGGGCATGATTTCCAGGTGGTCGTGCAGAATGATCTGACGACTATCTGAGGTTGAGGCTGAGGTTGAGGCTGAGGAGGGACGATGTTTGTAAACGGGCAGCCGGTGGATGTGACGGTCGGGGAGAATACGATCTGCATCCGGCCGAAGATGGATCTGGGGACGAAGAACAGGGCGATGGATGCGCTGGCGGCGATCGGGCGGGAGAACGGGGAGACGGAGATGGCGGTGCATCTGGGGGCGTACCAGGTGGCGCTGATGAAGGAGAATATCGTCTCGTGGCGCGGGCCGGCGTTTACCGGGGTGCCGTGCAACGCGGCGAATATCGCCAAGCTGGATCCCGATGAGCCGCTGGTGGAGCTGGTGTTGGACGAGATCGTCGCCCGCAATCCGCTGATGAAGAAGGGGGAGCAGGGCGCCGAAAAAAAAGACGCTACGAACGCTGGCGAGCCGCCCTTACCGGTAAGCGGGTAAAGCGGGGCCAGTGGGACATCTATGTCACGCTGGCCAGGCGGTTCGGCTGGACGGAGGCGCAGGTGGATGCGACGGACCCCGATCTGATCGAGGAGCTGATGGCATTCGCCCGGGCCGAGGCGGACGATCAGGAATACCAGGCTAAGCAAAGGTCACGGGGCAACGGATAAACGGATCGAGGCAGCGGATAAACGGATGAGGTAGGGCGTGGGCTGGCCTCCTCTTCCCGGGGAAAAGAAGGCCAGGTGTGCTCAGTTGGCGATGGGTTGGGCGGCTCGACGGGCATCAAAGATCATGGCCTGGCGCGTGATGACGTTGTTTTCGGCGGCATCGATGAGGTTCGCCAGATCGCCGAGGACAAGTTCCTGCTCACGTTCGGGCAGGGAGATGAGGCGGACGAGTAGATCGTCGCTGTTGAGGTACGCGCGACGTGGGGCGGAGGTGGTTTTGCTTCCCGGCATTTTGTTCCTCTCCTTGGATATGAAAACGCCTCGGGGCGATGTTCCAGGTTGCCGGGAAGCATTCGCACACCTGCGGCTAGGCCGTGGTTGTGTTCACCTGAAACACCGCCCCGAGGCGGCGAATATGAACGGCCAACAAAAAAACCGCTAGGTGTAGTGCGAGACGCTTCCCGGCTGTTCGCAAGAAGAAGAGTACACCCGTTGGTAGGTTTTGTCAAGAGGGAAAATGGCTAAAAAAGCCGGTCTCCAATTAATCATTTCGTTGGTCGATGAAGCCAGCAGCGGGTTGCAGAAGATCACGGGCAGCATGAAGGGGCTCGCTATGGTCGGCGGCGCGGCGGTCGTGGCCGGCATGGCGGCGGTGGGCAAGGCAGCCTGGGATGCGGGGATGATCTATGACGACGCGATGGATACGATCATCACGAAGACCGGGGCCTCGGGGGACGCGCTGGCCGGGCTGGAAAAAGACTTCAAGGCGGTGTTCTCCACGATCCCGACCGAGGCCGGGCCGGCCTCCGATGTGATCGCCGCGCTGAACAGCAAGCTGGGCATCACCGGCCCGGTGTTGCAGGATACGACTAAGTCGCTGCTGGAGATGTCCCGGATTCTGGGCGGGGATGCGACGAGCAACGCGGCGCAGTTCAGCGAGATCATGGGCAAATGGAGCATCCCGGTCGAGCAGGGGAGCCTGGCGCTGGATAAGCTGTTCGTGGCGAGCCAGAAGACCGGCGTAGGGGTGGATACGCTGATGCAGCAGGTGCTGCGCTTCGGCGCGCCGCTCCAGCAGTTCGGGTTCTCCTTCGACGAGGCGACGGCCATCGTGGCGGAGTTCGAGCGCACCGGCGTGAACACCGAGCAGGCGATGGGCGGGCTGACGAAGGCTCTGGGCGCATTTGCGAAGGCCGGCAAGGATCCCGAACAGGCATTGAACGACCTGGTGAAGCAGATCCGCAGCGCCGGGTCCGAGTCTGAGGCGACGAAGCTGGCGGTTGAGAATTTCGGGGCGAAGGCCGGGCCGGAGCTGGCGGCGGCGATCCGGGAGGGGCGGCTGTCGGTCGATGATTTGACCGCGGCGATGGGCGGGGCCGAGGGCGCGATCATGCGGACGGCCGACGCCACGGCGGACTTCCCGGAGAAATTCCAGGTCCTAAAGAACAAGGTGACGACCTTGCTGATGCCCCTGGGGAGCATCATGGTCTCCGGGTTGACGGCGGCGGTGGATGCGATCGGGCCGGCGGTCGACGGCGCTATCGCATGGATCCAGAAGGTAGGCGGCGAGGGAACGACGTTGGGGACGATGTGGACGGCGTTGCAGACGCTCGCCCAGACGGTATTCCCCAAGGTGCGGGATGTCGTGGTCGGCTCGATGCTGGCCGTCGGTGGGATGATCAACGATTATGTTGTCCCAGCCCTGACCACGTTCGTCAACTGGCTGGCGACGAACCTGCCGCCGGCGATTCAGGCGGCAGCCGATTTCTTCAACAACACGCTGCTGCCGGCGTTCCGGGTCGTCGCGGCGTTTGTTTGGGAAACCGTCATCCCGGCGATCGTGGAGGTTATTACCTGGCTGGCGACGAACCTGCCGCCAGCGATCCAGGCGGCCTCCGATTTCTGGAACAACACCCTACTGCCGGCGCTGCAAGCGGTGGCGGGTTTCATCGGTGAAAATGTGATCCCGGTGATCGAGGAGATCATCAACTGGCTGGCGACGAATTTGCCGCCGGCGATCCAGGCAGCCTCGAATTTCTTCAACACCGTGCTGCTGCCGGCGATCACGGCAATCGCTAACTTCATCACCGAGAAGGTGATCCCGGCGATCGTGGCGATCAATGACTGGCTGGGTACGAAGATCGGGCCGGTGATCGAGATCGCCCGGATGGCCTTTGAGGGTGTGCTGCTGCCGGTGCTGACACTGATCTGGGACATCATCGTGCAGAAGCTGATCCCGATCATCGAGAAGCTCAATACGTGGTTGGGCCAGACGATTATTGCGGCGATCGGAAGGGCGAAACAGGCGTTAGACGAACTGAAACAGAAGTTCGATCCGGTGCTGAACGTGATCAAGGATATTGTGGACTGGATCGGCAACAGACTCCAGCCGGCGATTGATGGGTTCAAAGAGTTCATCGGCAGCATCCACTTCGGCAATCCGTTCGGCGGGTTACTAAATACGATCGGTGACATCATCGGCAAGATCGAGGATGCCATCAACAAGCTCCGGGAGCTGCTGGGCTTGACCGGCGGCAAAGGCGGCGGCGGGGACGGGAAGGCGGCCGGGACGTTCTTTGCCCCTGGCGGGTTGACGCTGGTGGGGGAGCGCGGGCCGGAGCTGGTGGCGCTGCCCAGGGCCAGCCGGGTGTACAGCGCGGGCGAGACGCAGCAGATGATGGGCGGGGGATCTACGTTTTACTTCCAGTTCGCCGCGCCGGCGACGGCCTACGACGAGCGGCGGGTCGAGGCGGCGGTGGAGCGGGCGATGCTGCGCGCCGGTGTGCGGGCGGATATGCGGCAACGGACGCGTTAGGATAATCGCATGCTGCTGCTTTTTTGGGAACCTAACCGAGCGCAAACGACGGCGGTGTTTACGATGCTGACGATTTCAGACGGAACCACGACGGCAGACCTGATGGACGGCACGAACTATGCCCTGGTAGACGGCGGCTGGGGGCCGAGCGTGGCGCCGCTGCGCATGGCGACATTGGGCGGCAGTGGGCCGTATGCTGATGTCGAAGAGCAGATCACGATTGATGTGTTGGGGTCGACGGGAGCGGTCTGTCTGGCAAACCTGGCGAAGTTGTCGCAGTTGCTGGATCAGGCCGAGCGGTGGAGCCGGGGCGAGCCGGTGGCTCCGGTCATCCTCACCTGCCAGCCGCAGGGCAGCGTGCTGCCGGCCGCGCTGCGATGTGTGATCCTCGGGCGGGCGGGGGAGAGTGCGATCAACATGCCGGCCGCGTTCAATGATCTCTTGATGTGCTATGAGGTTCCGAACGTCCAACTCTCGTTTCGGCGGCGCGGGCTGTGGCTGGCGGCGACGGTGGGCGTCGGGCCAGGCGCTGGGGTGGCGAATCCGGGCATTCTGTCCGCAACGTATGCGGATTCGGCCATAACGACAAGCCCGCTTAAGGCGACGCTGACGGTAGGGGAGGTCAGCACAAGCCTGTCGCTGCTCCTGTTGTGGGGCAACGCGGCGGCCCGGCTGCAACTGGTGGAGGCCGAAACGCTGACGGCGACGAACTTCACGAGCGTAGCGGACGCGGCGAACCATGCGAGCAGCACGAACGTGCTGCGCTACACGCCGGTGGCGACGACGTTCGCGGACACGGGCATCGCCACGAGCACGCTGCCGGTGGGCTGCCGGCGGGTGGCGGCGTATGCGCGGGTGCGGAACAACTCGAGCGCGGCCTCTTTCCAGTTGAAGCTGAGCATGGGCGGCTTCGCGGGGGCGGTGGCGATCTACACAGCGGAGGGGCCGATCGTGACGGTGAACCCGTACGTCTCGGCGGCGAAACCGGAGTTTGTCTTCCTGGGGATCCTGTCGCTTCCGCTGTGGCCGGAGCAGATGAAGTTATCGATCAGTGCTTCGACGACGACCGGGCCGCCGACGCTGGATATAGACTATGTGGCATTCGTAGATTTGACCGACGAGATGGGCGGAGTAATCCGCACGTGGGGCGCAGATACGACGCTGAGTTCGCTCATCATAGTCGATCCGCGCGCACTCGCGAGCCCGACCCCGGCGGTGATCGGCCCCATGACGACGATGCTGGCGTATACCGGCGACCCGTTCATCGTACATACGTCAACGGTGTTCGCCTTGGCATGGCTGGTTGACACCGGAACGACGGACTGGTGCTGGTACGCGAGCGGGGCGTTCGTGACGGCCACGCTGATTACGGGCCGCAATTTGGCCTACCTGACACCTCAATAAAATGCCATGTTACAATTAGCGGTTTTCGATGCGCCGAACGGGGTTCTGATCGCCGATCTATCCAGTCTGGCGCGCAACGTGCAGGCGAGCACGAACGCTCACGGATTTACAGCATTGACGGCGAGCGCAGATCTAACTCTGGCACAAGCGTTCGCCCTATATGATCGGCCGGGCCTGCCGCATGTGGTGTTATCGGATGGGGCTAACGTGATCTTCGAAGGCCGCCTCGAGGACGTGGCGATCACGGATCCCGGCGCCAGGCTGACGGCTTTCGGGTATTGGCGGGCGCTGAGCGATGTGCCGTATACGGCGCTGTGGAGCGATACGAGCGTTGCCGCGTGGCGGGCGTTGACGCCGGCGGATCGGACGGGCGCACGCACCGAGAAGTGGACGACGGACACCAATAATCGGCTGTTCATCGCGCCGAACAAGGGCGAAGCCTATACGACCACGACGCCCGGCTGGCTGGGCTATGCGGCGCCGCACCGAGGGGCGCGCAATATCGCCCGGGTGACCTTCGCCTATGACCTGACGGCCAGTTCTGATTTCCGGGGCCGGTTGATTTCTGTCGATACGTCGTTCGCCGGCACGCCGACAACCGAGTGGACGCTGACGGGCAACGGCAGCGCCCAGACCGGGACGGCGACGATCACGATCAGCGGGGCGAACACGCAGTATCTGTACTTCCAGCTCGAGGCGCTCTCCAGCGTGACCTATGCCGGGGAGACCGGCGACTGGTATCTGAAGATCACGAACATCCGGGTGCTGTCCACGACAGCGAGCACGGTGACGGTGGACGCGATTGCGGCGGCGCTGGCCAGCTACGTCAACGGGATCAACAGCACGCAATTGAGCGCCTCGGCTACGCTGATTGCAGCGCCGGGGCTGGACCTGACTGATGAGGTCTATGCGGATGAGTACCCGGCCGACATTCTGACGCGGTTGGTCGGTCTGGGCGATAATCAGACGCCGCCTCGGCAGTGGGAGTGCGGGGTCTGGGAGAATCAGCGGCTGCACTTGCGCGCGCGGGGGGCGGCGGCGCGGGCCTGGTATGTGGACACGGGGTCGCTGGATGTCGAGCGCAGCCTGGCGACGCTGGCAAATGCGGCCTACGGGGTGTATCAGGATACGACGAATCGGATGCAGCGGACAGCGACGACGACAGACGCCGGCAGTATTGCCCGGTTCGCCCTGACCCGGCGGGCGGCGGTGGCAGCGTCGACGACCTCGAGCACGCAGGCCGGGGTGCAGCGGGATGCGTATCTGGCAGACCGCAAGGACCCGCCGACGCGGGCGGACATTCAGATCCCGGCGCTGTACGATGCGGTGGGTGGGCGGTGGCCACTGTGGCTGGCGCGCAGCGGGGACACCATCACGATCCGCAATCTGCCGCCGACGCTGAGCCTGGACGTGGACCGGATTCGGACTTTTCGGATTGCGGAGACGGCGTATAGCTGCGATACGGATGTACTGAGCGTGACACCCGAGCTGCCGCGGCCGTCGCTCGAAGTGCTGCTGGCGCGGCGGGACGCAGGAATCTAACGGAGGACGTATGGCGGACAACGTAGGGATCACGGCGGGGGTCGGGACCAGCATCGCGACGGACGATGTCGGGGGCAATCATTATCAGCGGTTCAAGCTGGACGCGGGCGGGGATGGGGCCAGCGTGCCGGTGGTCGCGGGGCAGCAGGTCATGACCGCTTCGGTGCCGGTCGTCATCGCATCGAATCAGACGCCGGTACAGGTCGACGGCGGGGCGACGACGGTCACGTTGTACGCCAAAACGCTGACCAATGCGAACACGGAATACAGCCAGGCGCTGCCGGCGACGTGCCGGCGCGTGGCGCTCAAATGCCGGACGGCCTATGACATTCGGCTGGCCTTCGTAACCGGCAAGGTCGCCACGCCCACCGATCCCTATCTGACGATCAACACCGGCACGGCCTACGACAGCGGGGCGATCAAGCTGGCGTCAGGCACGGTCTACCTGGCGTCGGCGCAGGCGGGCGTGGTTGTCGAAATTGAGGCGTGGTCATAGCAGGGAGGGGCAGATGCCGTTTATATATAATGGATTTGACCATGACAACGTCGGGATTTACAACGTACTCGACTACGGCGCGACGGGCGACGGCACGACGGATGACACGGCGGCGATTCAGGCGGCCTGGAATGCTGCAATGGCAGCCACCTATGGGGGCGTCGTCTATTTCCCGGCGGGCACGTATGATGTTACCGGGCTGAACTGCACGTCAACAACCTCGCAATTTGCGAAACAAATCGTACTGCGGGGCGCTAATTCGCTCACCAGTCGCATCGTGCTGAACACAACGGGCGTTGGGATTGACACTACGGGCACCGTCAACCTGCGCGTGGAGAATCTTTACATTGTTTCGGGCGACGATGCGCCGACCGTGGGCCTGCTGCTGGCGCGCGGTAGTCGCTTGAACAACGGCAACGCTTCGGGGCACAGTTTTAGCAATATGCATGTGCGCGGCAACTTTACCCAAGCGGCAGTTGCCAGCATCGCCGCGGAAGTCGCATCCTGGCACGATTGTTTCTTTGAGAACGTCAACGCGGCGGGCGGGGTTGCCTTTTTCCTTTCGGCGCAGGCGACCGGCATTAAGCTGAATGGTTCGGCAGCGTATACGTCATTCACGGTGGCGTCTGCTACTGAGACGATTCTAGCATCCTCAAATACGGGCATCGCCTTTTTCGGTTGCCGTTTCTACGGGCAAGGTTCCTACTCGCTGCCGTTATCAATCGAGCAAGGAGCGCAAGCGGCATTCTACGGCTGCTTCTTCACGGTGTTTGGCGATCCCAACTATGCGACATCGCTGGTGTTGATCTCCGCCGAAAACACTACCGACTATTTCACCGGGCCGACACTGTTTAGCGGGTGTCTGTTCGAGGCAGATACACCGACCGTGGGCGTCGAGCTATACGCCTCCACCACCCGCGATAACATCAAAAGCTATCGCGGGCTCCAGATCACGGGCTGCGAATTCAACCTCTACGAAGGGGCAGCGCAGTATTCGCTGACGTTCACCGGCGCGAACACCAAAGAGCGCGTGCTTTACGTAAGTGGCTACTACGGTAACGCGCGTCCTCTCCCGGACACTGATGTTATCCGACTGTCCTATATCACGGGCGGGCAATGGAGTGTCCCGTCCGGCACAATTTTGTTGAACTCCGCCGTTCTGCTCGCGCGCCTGGAGGCGGCAAATTACATCTTCGAGTTGGGGAGTGTTGCTTGTTCTTGGGTGAACGCGGTACGCGCGAATCTCTCAGCAACGGCCAAACCCACCAGTGGAACCTATCATAAAGACGAGATCATCATCAACTCAGACCCCGATGCAAACGAACGCATGGGTTGGGTGTGCGTCGGGACGGGCGGCATGGCGGCGGCAGAGCGCGCTAACTCAACAAACTATGCCGTCGGCACCTGGATCAGCTTTGCATCTTCACCCTACTCGGTCTGGGAAGTCACGGGCACTACGGGCGCGGGCAATACGGCAGGTTCGCCGCCATCGCAAAGCGGCGCCATCGGTGCAACGGTGACGGACGGCGATCTAACCCTAACCAAGCGCGACACGCAGCCGGGTTTTCTCTCGCCGCTAGGCTATGTCGGCCCGGTTAACGCCATCACGGCCGCTCCGACATTTGTCGCCGGCACCGGCACCGCAGTCAATGACGACAGTACCTTTGACGGCTACACACTCGGCGACGCGATTAAAGCCCTGCGAAATATAGGGGCGCTAACATAGTAAACGGCTTGATTGCGGCGGCTTAGGAAATGCAATGACTTGGTATCTGGACACCGGCTTTTACCTGGGGGCAGGTCTGGCGAGATAAGGGGAGTTATATCGAGGTTGAGGCTGAGGTTGAGGCTGAGGTTGAGAGGGGGCGGTCATCGGGTGATGGCCGCCCCTTTGCGTTGGGACGTATCGACATAATCTATTCCGCAGGTAACTTGCGCGGGCGGCCCCCCTTGCGACCGTTGGCGGCGCTGCTGATCGCCTTGCGCTCGGAGGTCATCGATCCAAGCACCGCCGCAGCCCTGGCGGTTTCAGTTTCAACAGGAACAGCCTCGATTCTGAACTGACTGCCATTCCCGACGTTGAACCGATTGGCGGACACGATCTGCCATCTGCCGATAGCGGTTACATCGCTGTTGCTGGTCGTACCGCACCAACCATTCACGCACCGTTCGCCGCTCATGTTTTTGCGAGCTGGCTCGGATTGCCCACGGGTGAACTCGTTGCCCGTGCTGGTGTTGAAAATGACTACGGCGTAGAACTCCAGGCCGGGTTTCACGTCCGAAACAAATTCGCCCCAGGTATCCTCATCACTGGCGAATCGGATGCCCTCAAACTCGCTCATGTCGATTTTTGGGAATGTTTTCACGGGGTTTATCCTGCTGGCCTTTGGCCCGACCAGCGGGGCGGCGATGAGTGAAAGCCTCGGTGTGTTTAGTCGCCCAACTCATCCAGCAAGGCGTCGCGTTCGGTGGGAGTCAATGCAGCCATCTGTGCATTGTATTGGGCGGTCAACTCGATGCGAGGATCATCATTCGTGGTGATCTGTGCGTAGTTCATTGCCGCCTGCGCCCGGTTCAGTTTTTCCAGCGCCAGTTTGGTTTTCAACGTGTTGGTGGTTTCCATGATGTTCTCCTGTTTGGGTGGGTGTTTTGTTACCTGACTATGCTGCTATTGTATATCCTATCGTTAGGTTTGTCAAGTAAGATAGCTTACAAAACCTAACGAGTTTGCAAACTCATCAATCTGTTAAGCAAAAGCCCCCGGTGATAAGCCGGGGGCTTTGCGTTGGGGGAAATTGGAGATCAGGCGATCTGGCAGAGGAACTCGTCCCAGGTGAGACCGAGGGTGACACGGCGTGAATTGAGGCGTTGCCAGGTTTCACGGCGCACGGATAGGCTCTTGGTGCTGCGCGGCCTGCTATGCCCCGTAACGCCCGTTACATGAGGGGTGTAGGGCAGGGCTGGCGAATCGACGACGGTGCAGTTGCCGTTGAGCCGGAGGTTGACGGCGGGCACGTCGGCGCCGATCATGACGACTCGGGTGGCGATCTGCGTCCCGACGGTCGTTCCGACATAGTAGACGGCGGCGTCGGGGTGGGCGGCGGCCGCCACGGCGGCAGCGGGGGTGGGCGGGATGGGCGGGAGGCCGGCCCAGACCCGCAGCTCGTTTTTGCGGTCGAGGTCGAGGGTCTTTTCGCCGCTGGCGTATTTGCCCCACCAGGCATAGGAGACGCCACTGTGCAGCGCCAGTTCGATGTTGCGCAGGCTGCGGCCGTCGGCGAGCCGGTCGTAGATGGCGCGGTATTCGCCGTCGGATAGGTCGGCGGTCGCGGCGAAGGCTGTAACGAGTGTTACGGCGGGTGGGGTGGGGTTGGATGGGATGATGGCGGTAGTGGACATGGGATCACTTCCACGCAGGATGATCAACAGGAAGGACGCCACAGGCTAGGCACGCTTCCTGCACGGCGGCATTCCGGGTGCGCAACGGGATCAGGCGATTGAGCAGCCAGGTCGGCCAGCGATCGACTGCGGCCAGCCCCGATTGGTTCGTCTTCTCGCAATATCGGCCAGAGTAGGCGTTGTAACGTCTGTAAGATTCGCAATCAGGACATGAGACACCTATCTTAATGCTTACTGGCGCGTCGTGAGTGACGTTCACATCGTCATGGATCTCGCTGGTCCGAATGTAGGCGTCCGTCCAGCGTTCGATGACGATCTCGAATTTAGCGTTGGTATGATCACACTTCATGGTCGAGTCTCCTAACCTCTGTAGCCAGCGATCACCATCGCTTTGATGAGCCGCTTGCGGCATGTGTCGATCCGGCGCCAGCCCGCAGCCGGCGGGGGTTCGTACTGCGTCGCCAAATCAGACAGCCCGTATCTTTGCGCCTCGAGAACCATTGTTTGCCAGTCTCTCCAGGCTTCGATGTTGTTGGCGACCGCAGTCAGTTTGATGAGTCCATTCGGTGTCATTGTACTTTTCCTTTCGGTGAGTCCACCGGAACCCACACAACATCATCGTCGGCTTCGGCAAGTGTGAGCCGGGGCGGTGTCTCCTCGCCGCAGTGGAGACAGACGAACCAGAGGCCCTCGATGCCACTCCGCAGCATCATCAGGCCGGCGCAGGCGCCGCAGTGGGCGCGCATCGTAGGTGGCATGATCTACCTCACCGCTATCAATCCCAATAGATGTTGAACCGGATACGCACGCGCACGGCCAGCTCGATGTTGCGCAGGGAGCGGCCGTCGGCGAGCCGGTCGTAGATGGCGCGGTATTCGGCGTCGGATAGGTCGGCGGTCGCGGCAAAGGCTGTAACGAGTGTTACAGCGGGTGGGGCGGGGCTGGATGGGACGATGGCGGTAGTCATGGCATACTCTCGGATTGCTGGAACAAATTACCCTGGGCGACATTCGTAGCGTTCGGCGAGATCCACAGCGACTCGGTCACCGAGACGCCGCGGTCGGTGCGGGTGGACGTCGTAACGCAGGTCCAGCCAGCGTATAGGTCGTCGTAGATGCGTGATGGATAGCCCGAGATGATCGCCATGCCGGCGATCCGCTGCAGGACGGTGGCGAGCTGGGTGTGATCGGCCGGCGTGGTTTCGTGGCGGTAGGCGGTCGTCCGCCACTCGCTGCGAAGCTCTGGCAGATAGGGCGGGTCGAGGTAGAAGAGCGTTGTCGGACTGTCATAGCGGCGGATGCACTCAAGGGCGTCGAGGTTCTCGATGTGGACGCGGCGCAGGCGGGCAGCGACGGCCGGGAGTTGCATCGGGAGGCGTTGCCAGATGGCGGTCGTGCAATTGGCGGAGTTGCTGCGTTGGACGCGGAAACCGGTGTGCCATTGGCCTTGCCCGCCGCCGAACAGTTGCCACGAGGCCGCGCAGGAGCGGCGGGCGTCCTCGATGGGATTGACGGACGGTTCACGGCACGCAACGGCTTCGGCGCGGGCGTAGGGCGTGAGCAGGAGTTGGACCATGAGGTCAGACGGGTGATCGCGCGCCACGCGGAAGAAGTTCACGACTCGGGCGTCCAGATCGTTGTAGATCTCGACTTCGGAGGGTGACTTGCGGAGCAGGACGCCAGCGCCACCCGCGAACGGTTCGCAGTAGGTGCGATGGGCCGGGAAGTGGCTGATGATCCAGGGTGCGAGACGCCATTTCGAGCCGTGGTAGCGCAGGGGTGGGTGTTTGATCATTGACGTTCTCCATTGCGAACAGGCATTGGCGCCCACACCACATCGTCGTCCGCCTCGGCGAGTGTGAGGCGGGGCGGTGTCTCCTCGCCGCAGTGGAGACAGACGAACCAGAGGCCCTCGATGCCACTCCGCAGCATCATCAGGCCGGCGCAGGCGCCGCAGTGGGCGCGCATCG